AGAATGAAAATAAATGATAGGCTATTTTTAATTAATAAAATAACTACAAATTTAACAACAGGTGAAAGTAACTTTGAATTATTAAATGAATTATGATAAAAAACATTTTAGAATTATTATCGCTTGATGAACATTATGCTCAAAGTGAAATAATAGAAATAGCAAAAGGAAAGTATAAAATAAAAAGAACTTTAAAAGAGGGCTTTAAACAAGTAAAAAGACAATGGAAAATAAAGTAGTAAATTTAGAAATAAAATCAAATGTTGATGAATCTATTGCAGGTTTAAAAGCATTAAAAAGACAGTTAAAAGATACTGCTGCAGGTTCTGAAGAATTTAAAAAGTTATATAATCAGATTGATGATTTAGAAGATAAAATTAAATCATCTAAAAATGCTTCTGCTGATTGGGTAGATAGTTTAGAACAGGCAGGTGGTCCATTAGGAATGCTTGGTGCAGGAATCAATAGAGCCAAAGTAGCTACACAAACTTTTGGTGGTGCATTAAAAGCTACAGGTATTGGTTTAATTGTTTCTTTACTTGGTGGATTAGTTGCAGCATTTTCTGAAAATGAAGGTGCAATGCAAAAAGTACAACCAATAATTGATGGTTTAAAGAAAGCTTTTCAAGGTGTATTTAGAGCAGTAGAACCTTTGTTTGATACATTTATAGATTTAGCTACTGATGCATTACCATATGTTACAAAAGGTATAAGTATGGTTTATTCTGCTATGATGGCTTACTTTACATTTATAAAAGAATCAGGTGGTGGTGTAATGAAAATTCTTAAGGGTGTTTTTACTTTAGATGCTGATGCAATTACAGAAGGTATAGACCAAGTTGGCGGAAGTTTTAAGAAAACGCAGAATGCTTATTCTGATAGTATGAAAAGATTTTCTGAAGGTTCAAAAGAACTTACCAAAACAGAAAAAGAACAAGCCGAAAAAAGAGAAGAAGATAGAAAAAAGGCACAAGAAAAAAGAGAAGCTGCAGAAGAAAAAGCTAAAGCATTAAGAGAAAAAAAGAAACAAGAAGAAGCGGATGCTTTAAAAAAAATACAGGAAGAACAACAAGCTAAAGAAATGCAATCTGCTAAAGATGCAATGGCTATTTTAGATGAATTAAGAAAATCAAAAGAAACTCCTGCAGAAAAAGAAAATAGAGAATATCTTGAAAAGAAAGCTATTTTAGAAGCTAACAATTTATCTACTGAAGAATTAACTAAAAAACATTTAGATAATCTTGCTATAATAAAAAAATCAGATGATGATAAAAAAGCAGAAGCAGAAAAAATAATTTCAGATAAAAAAATAGCTGATGCAAAAGCTGAGGCAGATAGATTATTAGCACAAGAAAAAGCAGTTGCAGATGGTAAAAAAGCAATACAAGAAGCTACACTATCTAATATAGAAGGTGGTTTAGGTGTATTAAAAACTTTGTTTGCAGGTAATGAGGAAATTCAAAAAGGTTTAATTATAGGTGAAAGTGCAGTAGGTATTGCAAGAATTATAATCGGAACACAAGCAGCCGATGCAGCAGATACAGCAGCAGCAGCTTTAATGGGTCCATTTGGGGTTGGATATTTAGCAACTAAAAAAGTATTGAATAGAGTTAGTGCAGGTATTGGTATTGCATCTAACATTGCTGCAACATCAAAAGCATTATCAGCTTTAGGTGGTGGTGGTGCTCCAAGTGCAAGTGCTCCTGCAGGTGGTGGTGGTGGTGCGGTAGCTATGCCACCAAACTTTAATGTAGTAGGTGCAAGTTCAACAAGTCAATTAGCACAAACAATAGGCAACCAACAAAACACGCCTGTACAAGCTTATGTAGTATCAAACGATGTAACAACAGCTCAAGCATTAGATAGAAATATCATTAAAGGTGCAAGTTTATAGTAATTAAAACAAAACAAAATTTAATTTATTTTAATAATATGAAGATAATAGAACTAATAATAGACGAAAACGAACAACTTTCAGGGGTTGATGCAGTTTCAATAGTAGAATTTCCTGCAATAGAATCTAACTTTATTTCATTAAACAAGCAATTAGCATTGGCTAAAGTTGATGATGAAAAACGTATCTTAATGGGTGCTGCTTTAATTCCTAATAAGCAGATTTATAGAAGAAATGGAGAAGAAGAATATTATATTTTCTTTTCAGAAGAAACTGTACGAAAAGCAAGTGAATTGTTTTTAATGAATTCAAATCAAAACAACGCTACATTAGAACACGAAAAAGAATTGAAAGATTTAAGTATCGTAGAATCTTGGATAGTAGAAGATACTGAAATGGATAAATCTAAAAAATATGGTTTAGATGCACCTGTAGGTTCTTGGATGGTTTCTATGAAAGTAAACAACGATGCTATTTGGAATGACTTTGTAAAAACAGGTAAAGTTAAAGGTTTCAGCATCGAAGGATATTTCAGCGACAAATTAGAAATGAGTTTAGAACTTGAAAAAGAAAAAGAATTAGAGTTATTAGAACAAATTAAAAACATCATTTTAAATGGTGAAAAAAAAAAGTTCAATTAGCGAAAATATCATTTGATTATGATTCTACACTTTCAACTGCAAAAGGTACAGAATTAGCAAAAAAATTAATAGCAGAGAATAATGATTTATATATTATTTCTGCAAGGCATTTAAAAAGCGGAATGTTAAACAAAGCTAAAGAATTAGGAATACCTTTAAATAGAGTTTATGCAACAGGAAGCAATACAAATAAAATTAATAAAATCAAAAGTTTAAAAATAGAATCGCATTATGATAATAATGAAAATGTTGTTAAACAACTTGAAGGAATTGGAAAATTATTTATTAACGATTAAATATAAAATTATGGGAAATAAAACAAGTTCACCTAAAGGTGGAAAAAGAGGATGTCTTTGTAAAGATGGGAAGTATAGTGCAGAATGTTGTCAAGGCGAATTGCAAGAACAAGGTGTAGGTGCTACTGTAGGACAATCAAGTGGTGCAGTTACAAACACAAATGCACCAAGAACTATTGTTACAAACAATGGCTAATTTATAACAAAAATAAATAATAATAATTTAACTAATAAATACTTATTAATATGAATGTAATCAATGAAATTAAAACTCTTTTGGGTATGGAAGTAAATCTTGCTCAAATGAAACTAATGGATGGTGTTACTGTTTTAGAGGCTGATGCTTTTGAAATGGATAATGCTGTTTTTATTGTTAATGGTGAGGAAAAGATTCCTGTACCTGTTGGAGAATACGAATTGGAAGATGGTATGATTTTAGTAGTATCTGTTGAAGGTGTTATTGCTGAAATTAAAGAGCCGAAGGTAGAAATGCCTGAAGCACCTGAAGCTGAAGTAGAAGTTGAGGTTGAAGCACAAGCAGAAACAGCTACTCCAAAAAGAATTGTAGAATCAGTTTCAAAAGAAATGTTCTTTGCAGAAATTGAAAAATTAAGAACTGAAATTGCTGAATTAAAATCAGTAAAAGAAGTTGTTAAAGAAGAATTAAGTTCAGAAGTTGTTGTTGAACCATTAACGCATTCTCCTGAAGTTAAAAACGAAGTTAAACTAAATAAATTTTCACCTAATCGCCCAATGACTACACAAGATAGAGTTATGGCAAAACTTTTTAATTAATATAATATGGCTACTACTACAAGTATTACAACAACTTACGCAGGTGAGTTTGCAGGAAAATATCTTTCTGCTGCATTATTATCAGGTTCTACTATTGCAAATGGTGGAATTGAAGTAATGCCAAACGTAAAATTTAAATCTGTTATCCAAAAAATCGCTACTGATGCAATCGTTAAAGATGCAACTTGTGATTTCGATGCAACTTCTACAGTTACTTTAACTGAAAAAGTTTTATTGGCAGAAGAATTTCAAGTAAATTTACAACTTTGTAAAAAAGATTTTCACTCTACTTGGCAATCTGTTGAAATGGGGTATTCTTCTTTTGATTCTTTACCTACATCTTTCGCTGATTTCTTGATTTCTCACGTTGCTGCTAAAGTTGCTGAAAAAACTGAACAAAACATTTGGAGAGGTGCTACAGCTAACGCAGGTGAATTCAACGGATTTACTGCTTTATTAACTGCTGATGCAAGTTTACCTTCTGCACAAGAGGTTGCAGGAACTACTGTAACTGCTGCAAACGTAATTGCTGAACTTGGAAAAATCGTTGATGCTATTCCTGCTAAACTTTACGGAAAAGAAGATTTATATATCTACGTTTCTCAAAACATCGCAAGAGCATATGTACGTGCTTTAGGTGGATTTGGAGCTTCAGGTTTAGGAGCTAATGGTTCTAACGCACAAGGTACACAATGGTACAACAACGGTTCATTATCATTTGATGGTGTTAAAATCTTTGTTGCAAACGGATTAGCTTCTAACGTTGCTATTGCTGCTGAAAAATCTAACTTATTCTTTGGAACAGGTTTATTATCTGACCAAAACGAAGTTAAAGTAATTGATATGGCTGATATCGATGGTTCACAAAACGTAAGAGTAATTATGAGATTTACTGCAGGTGTTCAATACGCTATTGTAGAAGATATCGTTACTTACGGAATCACAAATTCTGCTAACTAATACTAATTTAGTTTATTTAAATAAGGGGAGGTAAAGTGCCTTCCCTTTTTTATTAACTTTTAAAATATAAAACTATGCCTTGCGATATATCATTAGGAAGAGCCGAACAGTGTAAAAACTCTATAGGCGGATTAAGAGCAGCATACTTCATTAATTGGGGTGATGCTACAACGGTAACTTATTCTGCAACTGCAGGAAGTGAAGATGTAATTACAGCTTTAGGTGGAACACCTGTTGGTTACAAATATGAATTGAAGGGAACTTCAACATTTGAACAAACTATAACTTCATCAAGAGAAAATGGAACTACATTTGTAGACCAAAAACTAACTTTAAGTATTAAGAAATTAACTATTGCAGACCACAAGCAGTTGAAATTATTAGCTTATGGTAGACCACAAGTTATTATAGAAGATAACAACGGAAACTTCTTTATGGCAGGTTTAACTAAAGGTATGGATTTAGTAACTTCTACTATTTCTACAGGTGCTGCTATGGGTGATATGTCAGGATATTCTTTGGAGTTTCAAGGAATGGAGCCTGTACCTGCAAACTTTGTAACAGGACCATTAACTACAAGCGTTTTAGCTTCTATTGTTGAAGGAACTGTAGCATAATATTATTGTTTGTTTTTTTTAAAGAGGGTGCTATTTATTTAGCATCCTTTTTTGTTTTAAAACAATTTTGAATTTAAATTATTAATATATAAAAATAGTTTATGATAATTTTAAGGAAACAAACTACAGCACAAAGTTTAACATTTATTCCACGTGAATATAGTGCTAATACTATTGTTTTAAGAAACGAAACTACAAATGAAGAAACTACTATAACAGCTTCTTTTGCTTTGTCAAGTTATTATTTAACTACTTCTACTATTTTTGATTTAAAAGAAAATACATTTTATAATTTAACTATTAAAAATGGTGCTAATATAGTTTACAAAGATATTATCTTTTGCACAAATCAAGCAAACGATACATATACAGTAAACCAAAATCAATACGTGGCAAACGTTACAAACAACGAATTTAAAATTTATGAGTAATATATCAATAGTAAATTTAAGTGCTTACACAAGCCCTGTAATACAAGAAAATAAAAAGAATAATTACATTGAATACGGAAGTGATAACAATTACTTTCAATATTTAATTGATAGATATTTATAT